GGCTACGACGGGTTTTCCAGGCCAATGGATCGCTTCGGCAAGGCGCATGGCTGTTTCTGCCTCTCTTCCGCGCACACCCCTGTCACTGACCGATTACGGACCAGGGCTCAATGCCGGAACGACCGCTGGCCCGTGAAGACCATCGCGGCGCCGGCTTCGTTGCAGGCCTCGATGACCTCGAAGTCACGCATCGACCCGCCGGGCTGCACGACGGCCGAGACACCTTCGCGCAAGCCGATATCGATGCCGTCGCGGAACGGGAAGAAGGCGTCGGAGACCATGCAGCAGCCGATCAGGCCACCTTTCCTCGCGGCGACTTCCGCGTCGATCTCGCGCTTCTTGACCGCGTCTTCAAACTCGTTGTAGGACTTTGCGTGGCGTTCCCAGCACAGCCAGTCGGCCAGTTTACGGTAGGCCTTGTCGCGGGCGATCTCGGCCACGCCCACGCGGTCCTGCTCGCCCGTGCCGATGCCAACCGTCGCGCCGTCCTTCACATACAGCACCGAGTTGCTCGTGACCCCCGCCTCGACGAGCCAACCGAAAAGCAAGTCGTCCAGCTCGCGCGCCGTCGGCGCACGGTTCACGCGGTAGGTCTTGCCCTTGTGCTCGACCTCGGCCGGAAGGAACTGGTCGGTGCGTCGTGCCTCCGGGACGAACGACCACTGCGCGATCAAGCCGCCATCGATCAGGGACTTGAAGTCGACGAACCGCGTTCCGGCATAGGAGGCAAGCTTGGCCATGTTGCCGATGCGCATGACGCGCAGGTTCTTCTTCGCGGCGAAGACCTCCATCACGCCTGGTGCGAATTCGGGTGCAAGAACGACTTCGGCATACTGCTCCGCCACGAGCTTCGCGGTCTCGAGGTCGCATTCGCGGTTGAGCGCGATCGCGCCGCCGAACGCCGCCAAGCGGTCGGCGCGGTTGGCGCGGTCGTACGCCTCCGCCAGCGTTCCCGCCTTGGCGACGCCGCAAGGGTTGTTGTGCTTGACGATGACGGCGCAGGGAGTCTCGGTCAGGTACCGCAGAATGTTCAGGGCGTTGTCGGCGTCCGTGATGTTCGTCTTGCCGGGATGCTTGCCGGACTGCAGCAGTTCCACGTCCGACGCCAAGTGGCGGCCGGGCTGGATGCTGGTCACGTCACCCAGCGTCAGGTTGCCGTTGACGAGACGGTACATCGCCGCTTCCTGCCCAGGGTTCTCGCCGTACCGCAAGCCCTTCTCGACGCCGTCGATCCGCCACGAGGCCTTCTCGAAGAACAAGGTCTGGCGCCCTTCCCCGCCGACGAAGCTGATCTCCAGCTTGGGCGGAAAGTGGTCGTCCATGATCGTCTTGTAGGCGGATTTCAGGTCTTGCGGCTTCATGGTTTGGTTCCTAGGACACGATGGAGGCTCGAACGAAGGCGGATCGCGGTCGCGAAGGGACACCCGGCAGCGATGGCGAAAAGGGTATCAGCGCACCGCCCTCCCTGTCCATTCCAGAAGCCGCACCCGCGCCACCAGTCTTCGGTGTCATCCTGCCGGGAAGACCCGGCAGATGTGGCGGTCGAGTAGGTTGGCGGAAACCTCCCGGGCGATACACCAGGGGAGGAAGCCTCTTGACCACGGGGCATTAGCTGTCGCGGCGAAGCCTGGGCCATGCGCCGCGGACACAACCCTCGTGGAAGACGATCGCGTTGCTGTTCAACGCCGACGTCAGCGCATCCCCCGTGAGGCTGGGCAGTTCCCCGTTGCGAGTCAAGACGCACGTTCCCACATGGTCTTCGGGCAACCGCGCGGCGATGTCTTCGGCCTCGCGCAGCATCGTGCGCCATGTCCGTCCCAACGCCTCGATGTCCGGCATGCGCCCGTCGAAGGCCAGCGTCGCCAAGTCCGTCTTGGAGTAATGGGCAGAGCGGCTGGCCTGCTCGAGGATGAAGGCAGGGCTGAGACCTGGATCCTTGCCTGACGTGGCCCACGCAAGGTATCCGAAGGGCAGCAGGGAGACGGACGGTGTGACACACGCCGACAGACGGAGGCAAAGCGCGGCAGATCAACGGGTTACGGAGGGATAAAGGGTGGCCTCGAGGTTTGACACAGATCAGGCTGCAAAGCGCCAAAGTGCCGTAGGTTTGACACAGAAAAGCCCCCCGCACGTCGAGCGTGCAGGGGGCTTGCAGTTGGGATGCAGGACCAGGTCTCAGGCCACGTGCCGATGCGCACGGGAGTCTGCCAGCTCCGCGGCTCGGGTTCCGCGGATACGCCAGGGCGATCCGGCCGACGGAAGGTCGCATGGCCGCAAGCCAGCAGCCTTGCGCAATCGCCGTGCGTACGAGTCCGCGATTTGTACGATGATGTGCAGGTGCTCGACCGGGATGTCGTCAATGGTCGTATAGGCCGGGTGCCCGGCTTGGTGGTAGATGCCAGCCATGTAGGCATCCGTATGTCCTCGCGCTCGGAGGTAGTCCAGGTCAGCCGAGATCGCGCGGAGGACATGCCGGTGGCGACGCTCGACCGCGACGGCCCAGTACTGCACGGCAGAGAAGTCTTCGGCGAGCTTCGCGAAATGTAGCATGAGCGCGTCGTAGTCCTCGGTGCAGAGAACGTCGGATACGCTGTGACAGCCTACTATGGCCTGACCCATTTCAAACTTGCGCCACACTTCGCGGTCCCCGATCCCAGACCGCGAATAGGCTTTGCCGACGAGGCGGAAGAAGGCGACTCTTTGCATGGTGGTCATGGGCTAATCCTCCTCGGTGGCGGCGCCGATCAGGGTGCGGGCTTCCACGAACGCAGCCGCTTGGCTCTTGCGCCACGCGGCTGACTCGCTGAGCCGGATCGCGATGCGCAACTGCTTGACCAGGCGACGGAGGTGCCCAGGCTGACGAGCGGTCTCCTGAGCGAGAAGACGCACTTCGGCGGGGGCGGACGGCCACATCGCGGAGAGTATCTCCGCAGATGCCGCGTCGAGCCACGCCATGTCGCGGCGGGCACCAATGTCCGCGCGCAGTCCGATGCGGCTGTGGAGTTGGTCCGAACCAGACACCTTGTCCGGGACGTCGGGGTTTCCCACCAAAGCGACCGGAACGCCTGATTGGTCCGCGAGGTCGAACAACCAGCGCAGTCCGCTGAGCGTTGCACGCTGGGCGTTGTCCACGATGATGAGTCGCTCGCTGCCGGAAAGGCGCGAGACGACGGCTTCGGAGCGGGTATCTCCACCCTTCCGCCGGCTCCATGCCCGCATGTCGAGCTGGCCGAAGATGAGCCTGATGATGGACCACGAATCGCCGCATCCCTCGCTGAGGGTGATCAGGATCGACGTATCCGAGTTGGCTGCGTAGCGTCGGCATGCGGTGGTCTTGCCGATGCCGGCCGGGCCTGTTACAAGGCCGATGTCGCAGGCGCCGCGAATCAGCTCCAACACCGTCATGGTCTCGGCGCAGCCCTGCGTCTCGATGTAGGTCTCCGCCCATGTCTGGCGGCGGGCGTCCGCCTGGATCATGTCGCGGAGCTTTGCCTCCAGGCCGGCGATGTCGCCGGTCATCGTGTTGGCGAGGTACCGGGAGATCGTGGCCTCGTTGACGCCGGCGCGTTTCGCGACGGCCGCCATGGACATGTTGCGCTCGGTCCGCCAGGCGGCGAGCTGGTCCCGCATGGACGCGGGGGCTGTGTCACCATTCTTCGGTTGCATGTGCTGTCTCCTGTCTCAGAGCCTGGCGGGATGAAGTCGCCGCCGCCAGATCGGCGATGAGATTGCGGGTGGGTTTGAGCGCAGGGGCCCGCACTCGCTTGCGCGGGGCATCTGGCGCGGAGTCGATCAGGATTTCGTTGTGGCGCATCGCGGCGAGTCGGTCGTCCGCGTCGCCGCGGTGGCGGGCGATTATAGGGGCGTCCATGGCAGCGACCATGCGGCCTTGCGCGGCCTGCATCGTGGACACTTGTAGCGTATCCAGCGGGTTGACGGACGCCCACTGCGGCGCGGCTCCAAGCACCGCGCCGTTCGAAAGTTCCACGACGATGGCCTGCTTGGTCGAGTAGGGAGTGACGAACAGGCCGTATTCTCGCCCGGCGCACAGTGCCATGCTCGATCCATCCGGGCAGACTACGGCGCCGGCGAAACGGTGGGTGCCCGGCCCGAGGAAGCGGTCGTCGAATGAGATCAGGTGGTTGTCCTGCACGCGGACGCGTTTGACCCGGTCCATGCCCAGGATGTCCACTATGCCCCACGCCGGCATGCGAACCAGGTTCTGCTGTCCGGATTCCCACGCCTCGATCGGGGACCATCGGCGCATGCGGGTCAGGCCGGGCGTGCGCATGCAGGTGATCGCCAGATCCTGCGACGCGGGCTTCAGCATGGCGATCTCGCGCGCCGGCCGCCAGTCCCCGCGGCCGTCGACGGACCACTCGGCCTCGAGCCATTCGTTGGCCTCCCATCCTTCAATGTTGTGGTCCGTGCGCGATCCGATCGCGTGGACGATCTCGGCGTACACCCTGCCGTAGCCGCTCCAGGACAAGCCGCCGAGCCAAAGCCGTTCGCGCAAGTTGGCGGGCATCCGCTCCCATGCCTTGAGCATCGCCGACGCGTAGCGCTCCAGTCCGTCGAGCTGCTCCGGGCGGTCGCCGCCGCGCGAGATCCCGCCCGTCTGGGCCGGGAGCATGCCGCTCTCGTAGTGGTGGATGCGGTGCGAGCCCTCCATCAGCGCCTTGGTCTTGAAGTTGCCCTTGCCCGCCCCGTTGAACAGGCCCTTGTGGACGGCGGCGCCGAGGATGTCCGAATCGCGGTACGTGATCGCCCCGCCGGTGAGGCGGTCGATGATCTTGCGGAGCGGATCGCGGATCGCGGCCGTGCCGTGCTCGACGCACCAGACGCAGCCGTCGCGGTGCCACCCGATGTCCGTGAGCACGTGGCACGCGAGCCAAAGCATCTCGACTTCCTTCAGGCTGTCGCGCGTGCCGTCCGCGCGAGGCACCTGGGGACGCAAGCCGTAGGCGATCTTGTGGGTGGACGCGACGTCGTTGCACGCGAACTCCTGGGCGCGCACCAGCACCTTGGCCAGGTCCGGGGCGACAACCTCGTCGTCGTGCGTCATGTCGTCGAACTGGTAGATCTGCCCAGGGCGCAGCCCCGCCCGCGTCGTGTACACTCCGGGGACGTGCGCGCGCGCGGCCTTCGTCCCGATCCGCACGGCCTTCTCCTCGTACTTCGTCAACGCCGCGTAGCGCTGGAAGTTCCTGTAGCTCATGCCGGGCGGCACCCACATGGACGGGCATTGCGCAGGCGGCCGCTCGCCCTTGTAGCAGGCGCGCCAGATGTCGCGCCAGTCGCCGACGCCCTCGAAGCGGACGCCGCGCCGGATGTCCAAAACGAGCTGCTTCCACGCGGGCTTGTTGGCGCGCTGGTGCCGGCCGCAGTACGTCTTGTAAATGCTGTCCATCGTGGCGCGCGGGCAGGCCGGCTTGTCCGGCGCGCGGGCCTTGTCGGCGAGGGACATCAGCGTCCGCCCCCCGCGCACCCACTTGTAGTACTGGGTGCGCAGGGTGTGCTTGCTGTGCCCGCGCATGTGCCCGTACCGGGCGCACACGTCCCGGCAGGCGTCCGAGACGTTGCGCTGCCCGTCGATCCACTGCATGATGTCGTAGCGGTCCATGGTGTCCGCGCGCACGGCGGCGGGGAGCTTGGCGAACGCGGAGTCGGCTGTCGGGTGGGTGCGGTCCGGGAGCATGGCGGGTCCTTTCCTCGCGGCGGGCGCTACGCGTTGTTGTTCCTGGAGGCCTTGCCCGCGGCCTTGCCGGCGTTCTTGATGAACGTCAGCATCTGGTCGGCGACGGCGCGCAGGTTGCTCGCCACCGTCTCCAGCGTCTCGGTGTCGAGCAGGCGCCAGTCGGGCCGCGCGATCCCGTGGTCGGCCACCTGCCCGGCCAGGTTCTGCCACCGTCCGGCGGCTGCGAGACGGCGCTCGGCGACGGTCGGTCCGCGCTTCCCGCCGTCGTCCTCCGCCTTCGGCTTTTTCTCCGCGTCCTTCTCCGCCAGCCATTCGGCCGCGTCCGCCGCGGGCTGCGGGAGCGCGTCCCCGTCGCCGCCCGGCCCGAGCAGCCGCCCGGAGCGCTGGCCCACCTGCGAGAGCGGCAGCCACACCTCGTGCGCCATCAGCGCCTTGGCGTCCAAAAACTGGCGGGCTCCGGCGATGTAGCGTTGCAGCGTGCGCGGGTGGCGCCCGGGGATCATGCGCAGGGCCTCGGGCATGAACTCGCCGTGGGCGCAGAGCTCCTTGACGACGATCAGGCCCACGCCGGCCCTGAGCTCGAAGAAGCGACCCAGCTCGGCGTTGTCGATGTCCTGGCGGACCTGGACGAGGATGCCGTCCGACCGCTCGCGCGAGGCCGCCGCGAGCGCGGCCGGCGAGCCGGCCGGCATCACCTCGGGCTCGTGCGGCGCCCCGGACTCCGCCGCCTTCCGGTACGCTTCCTTGAGGGTGGGGGCCGCGGGGGACAATTTCTTGGCGAGTGCCTTCGTCTGCTTCTGCTTCTGCATGGTGCGTGTTCCTTGTGCGGCCTACAGGCCGGCGGGTTGGTGTGCGAATTTGCGGGACGCCGCGTCGCGGCGGTAGAAGCGGAGGTAGTCCTTGGTGGACTGCACGCGGATGGAGTCGCGGATCGCGCGCATCGCCTCCAGCCAGCGGGGGTCCTGGATGGACCACCGCAAAAGGCCGAGGATGCGCCCGACGCTCAGGTGCCCCTGGGCGTCCGTGCGGAAGGCGTCGTCGGCGATCACCTTGAGCTCGTCCCTCGCGCCGTCCGTCCAGTCCGCGAGGCACGCGAAGATCAGCTTCTTGGCGGCGTGGATCTCGTCGCTGAACGCGATCGACTTCTCGACCGCGCGCTGGATGCGCAGCGAGCCGTCGTAGCTGGAGAGCGTGAGGTTGCCCTCCTGCCCTCCCATCGCGACGCCGTACTGCTCGGCCACCAGGGCGAGGTGCGCGTCGATGTCCGCGTCCGCGCATTGGCGGAAGGCCATGCAAGCCGCCTGCATGGCCTCGAACTTGGCGAACAGCTCGCGCACGAGCTTGTCGCGTTGGAGGTCCGCCGGCTTGACCAGCGCGAGCGGCACGAGCCGCCCGGCGCCGTCGCGCAAATATCCCGCGGGCGCGGCGCCTTCAAGCGCGGCGCCGGATGCAGGGGCGTAGTGGGCCTGTGTTTCCATGGGTCTCTGTCTCCGTTGTGGTGGCGGCTCAGCCGCCGATGTTGGTGAAAACCTTGCACGCCTCCTCCAGCGAGAGGAGGCTCTTGCGCGCCGGGTCGAAGGGCCGGTCGGCCCGGACGATGACGCGCCAGTGGGTGCGGTCGGACTCCGCCGCCGCCCCGACGCGGCGGGCCAGCAGCGTCCCGGATTCGACCATGTTGCGGACGGTGCGCTCGCAGCACCCGAGCGCGGCGGCCGCCCGGGCGGGCGTGGCGGTCGCGGCGCCGGCCGGGACGCCGGCCAGCGCCGCCTCGACGGCGGAGCGGTCCACCGCGGCCTCCGCGCCCCAGGGCATCAGCGTCTGTCGCGCGTCGTCGAGTTCCCGCGCCACGGCCCTACCTCCCCAGCGCCGCGGCCAGCAGGCAGCGCAGCCCCAGCGCCGCGAGGCGCAGCCTGCGTCCGGGTCCGCGGCGGCGCAGCCTGCGGCGCTCCGCCACGCGGCGGTCCTCCGCGGCGCAGGCCGCGGGCGACATCGGGAAGTTCGCGTAGTCCAGGTTCAAGGTTTCCGTCCGCATGGGGTTGTTCTCCAAGGTGACACTTCATCCTTCATACTTCAGCCTTCATCCTTGCCGCTAGTAGCTCGCGCAGCAGGCGCCGTACTGCCGCCAAAAAACGACCGCGCACGCGGCCAGCACGATCCACGGCGAGAGGATCGCCAGCACCCCGAGCACCGTCAGGAACGTCCCGCCGGCGCGGTGCTCGCCGGGAAAGTTCGCCGTCAGCGCCCGCCCCATGCCGCGCGGTCCGTTCAGGACCCAAACCGCGCAGCCGTCTCGGCGCAAGGTATGGCCGTCGGCATCCTTGCGCCGGATCTCGTGCTTGGCGTTCAGGGCGGTGAACCGCCCGCTGATGTTGTTCGGGTGCGTCTCCATCCGCGCGGCGCACTCCTTGACCGTGACGCCGAAAGCCCCGGACCGGCCGATCTCCGCCAACACGCGGGCCTCCTGCAGTGCGAGTGCCCCGGAATCGACCAGCGCGTCGAACGCCGCCTCGCTCTCCGCGTTGCCTCCGTGGCGTTCGCCGCAGAAGTCTAGCGCAGCCATGGGGGCGCGGGCGTCCCGCCCGCCGTACGTCGAGGGTTCGTTCGCCAGCGTGGCCACGCCTCGCGCTCCGAAAAGCGGGAGGTCGGAGAAGCCGATCCTCGGTTCGCGGTACTTCGTTCCCATGGCGCGTCCTCCTAGAGTTCCACGCACACGTCGGCCTCGGGGAGGTCGAACGTCCCGGCGACGGCGACCGTCGCCGAATCCTCCGGGGAGAGGTAGCCCACCGCGCGGTCCGGCCCGGCGCCCGCGACGACCCACGGCGTGGAGGGCGCGCTGCCCGGCGCTCTTCCGTGGAGGACGCCGCGGACGACCGCCAGCGGCATGCCGTCGCGCTTGTAGTGGATGGCCGCGCGCGTCCGCTCCGGCAGCGCGTCGAGCCTGGCGATCTGTCCCTGCGTCATGCCCTCCCCCCTTCCTGCCGGTGTGTGGCGGAGGCGACGCGGCCTAGTTGCTCGTCCTCGAATATTCTCCCGACCACCTCGAATGTGAGCGGGTGCATGGACGTGTAAATCATGTCGTGGCGGTCCGTCGGGTAGGTGCAGAATGCCAGGCCGTAGAGGTTCATCCCCGTCACAACCACAGTGCGGCCGTACCACGGGTCCTGCTCGTCGACCACTGAGACGATGTCTTTCTTCTTGAAGCTCGTCGTCATGCCGTCCTCCCTTCGCGTCCCTTCGCGCCCTTCGCGGTTCGGTCTTTTTCCGCGTCCACGTCTCCGTCTCCGCGCCGGTACTCCGCCATGCCGCGCAGCCAGGCCGTCTGCAGTTCGGGCTCCGTACCGCCCTGGTACGGGCAGCCGCCCGCGTCCTCTCCCCGCGCGGCGGCGATCGCGCCCGCCGCGAACGCGTACAGGTTCGGAGGGCTGTCGGGGTCCGCCATCCGTTCCGCCCGCAGCGCCCGCGCGCCGGTGCAGACCGTGCGCTCGCAGGTGCCGCAGAGGAAGTCGCACTCCAGGTGCGCGCCCCGCGCCTCCGGGGCGGCTGTGCAGACCTTGCGCACGTACTCCTGGTACGCGGCCCGAGCCTCCGGGCACGCATGGGGTTCGCCCGGCGCGACCGCCCCGCCGCAGCGCTGGCACCGGCCCTCGTCGGCGCCCTCGGGCACCAGCACCGCCGCGATGCCGGTGGAGTCCCGGTACCACTGCGCCAGGGCGATGGCTACGGCCTGCGGGTACGAGTCCCCGAAATCCTCCAGCAGCGTCCACGCGGGCTCGCCCGAGTCCAGCACGCAGTCGAACGTCACCCACCCCTCGCGCTGCCGTATCCTCGACCGCTTGCTCATGCCGGCACCGCCTTCCCCGCCGCCAGAGCCTTCAGCGCTCCGTCGGTCGCCCTGGCCATCGCCCAGCCGACGCGGAAATCTTCGCTTGCGGTCCGCTCGGCCATGGCCTCCCAGGCCTCGACGGTCGCGTACGCAGGCCGCGCGGCCAATGCCGCCGCCATGCCGTAGCGCGAGTTCCATGCCCGCGCGGCGGAGTCGCGCGTGTCGGCGATCGCCATCGCGATTGCTGGACACCCCGTGCCCCGTTGCCTGTGGGCTTTGGAGTCGTGCGAGCATTCCGCCACCCAGTACTCCTCATCGATGTACGGCGGATCGGCGTCCACGCGCCGCATCGTCCCCTTCTCTCCGCAGAACGGGCACTGCAGCAAGCTCACGCGCGTCCCCTCTTTTGCCTTCATCCTTCTGCCTTCATCCTTTCTCATGCTTCCACCTCGATCCCCTGCTCCGCCATCCGCCGCGCCAGGCGGCGCGAGGGCTGCTCGCCCGTCACGTGGCGGCGCACCTGCGTGTCGCTCACGCCCAGGACGCGCGCCGCCGCCCGCAGCCCCGTCCACTTCTCCGTCATCCGCCGCCGGATCACCGGCGCGGCGGCCGCGCTTCGTTTCGTTCCCATCGTGTTCACCTGCCTTCTTGTTTGTGGTAAGCTCCCCCGCGAAGGAGAGACAGCCCATGACCGTCGAGGAAATCCTCAAGTCCCGCTCCTGCGGGCCGCGCTTCACGAGCCTGCTTGCGGAGGTTGGCTCATGCGCCTACCCGGGCAAGTGGCCCGCATCGCGAACGCGCATCCTGGCTCGTCTTCGAACGATAGACGGGCAAACACAGGGCACCCTAGACACGTTTGCCACGGAACCCCATGCGCTTCCGTCCATTCCCTCATGGGGCGCACCCGAGCGGTACATGCTGAAACATCGGCTTCTGAACGCTCTAGATATTCTCTCGCGCCTTGCATACTCATCACCTTCCGAGGGACTGCTCCGCACGACGGGAGGCCTGAAGGAGGAAGACGACTGGCTGTTCCGGGGACTGTGGTACGCGTTCGGATCGATCTGGATGGAGCGCCTTGCGGAGAGCCTGTCCCGCGGCCTGCCCCAGCCCCAGCCGCCTCCATCGCCTCCGGCCTGACGGACGCGCGCCGGTTCCATTCGCGCACCGCGCCCTCGACGGTTTTCGAGGCCGACGCCGACGCGCCGCACGCCCGGCACCGGCAAACCGCCGGAGTCGGATTCATGGCCGCCATCACGTCGGCGCTCCCGCCGCAGAACGGGCAGGCCAGCATCGACGCCAAGAGCGCCGTCTCGCGCGCCAACTCGGCGCGTGTCGCTGGCAGAGGTCCCCTGTCCACCGCCGTATTCGCTTTCTTCTTCATTTCCTGTCTCCCTTGCAGGACGATGGTCCCCTGCGGGACGACGCCGCACTCAAAAGCTACCTTCTTCATTCCCTGTCTCCTTCGCTTGTGGTATGTTGCAACCACTGGTTGTTTCAACGGCGGGCATATTAGTAAGCGGAGGTTGCTGTGTCAACGGAAAAAGCAAGTGGAAGTGATTTTTTCCGAAGGCTAGATGAACTGCGCAAGTTGCACGGGGAATCATTGACCGACGTGGCTGCGGTATGCGGCGTGTCGGCGCCGGCTGTTCATGGGTGGCGCAAGGGAGGGATGCCCAAGCTGGATAAGCTGCGCTTACTTGCCGACCACTACCGTTGCGATGTCGGCTATTTTCTTGGTCATCCGGGCATTAGAACTGTGCCCGCAGACGAGCCGGGCGTAGTGGTTTCAGGTTCTAACTCCGTCGTGCCTGTATCTTCGCCATCGCCCGTGGCCGAGTCGCCACCCTGCCCCGGATGCAGGACGCGCGACGGCGAGATCGCGTACTTGCGCGGAGTCGTCGCGGACCAGGCCGCCGCGCTCCGGGCCGTCACGGCCGGCGTCTGCCGCCACCCGCAGGGCGCCGAGGGGCCTACCGCCGGTGGCGGCGCCTTGCAGAAAACTGGATGACCGTTCGGCGCTAGTCGACAACAACCGCAGCCAAAGGCAAACCAACTATGCAAAAGTCGCATCTACTGGTCGCTGTCGTCGCGTCGGTCCTATGGTCAGAAGCGGCGCTCGCCGACCTGTTTACTCTCACGAATGGGGTGGTCGTGGCAGGCACGGTCGTATCTGGAATGGTGGCTCAAGTGGCGATTCGCGATGGCGACGGAACGATACGAACTATTCCGGTCTCCGCGTTTAATCCGCCAGACAGAGAGCGTCTGCCGTGGGACGCGGCCGGCATTTATGTCGCGTACGCGGAAGTGCGAGACGTGGCAAAAACGGCGATGGCGGAGAACGAGAAGCTCCTGTCTGAAATGACACTGTTGAAGGGCCATATGGAGAAGCTGTCCGCTGCCACGGAACGGCTGACGGCGGCGATGGCGGAACCCAAGCAGGGATCTGCGACGGCTTCCGCTCGGGAAGTCTCTCGCAGCGCAGGCTACGTCAACGTCGCATGGAAAGCCGAGATCCCGAACCAAGAACCAGAAGCGATCAAACGTGACGTGGTCTTTCGGTTCTTGGACGAAGACGGGTTCGTCGTGAAGTCAGAACGAGAATATGACGTCGTTTTGAGTCCGGGAGTAACCAAGGTCGCTCAAGTGACGATCATCAAGGCTGACGTCTACGATCAAGTGAAGACGTGCGACGTTCTGGTCGAGGAATAGCGACCCATTACTGCTTGATAAAAACACTCCACTTCGCCCCCTTGCAGGCCACCTGCAAGGGGGCTTTTTCGCGCCGTGGCAGAGTCCGCACCGTGACGCGCGCGGCAGGGTCCGCACGCTGCCGCCGCGGCACGGTTCGCACTCCGACGCCGTGGTTGGGTGCCCGGGCCGACGCCGCGGCAGTGTCCGCGCGCCGCCCCGGAATCCCGCGTTTTCCTTCGGAAAACAGCGCGTGGCGAGGTCCCGACCCTGCCCAAAATACGTTGTGACAACGCAAATGCGACAGTCTGTCGCATTTCCGTGCGCGCGCGCGCGCGCGAGGCTGGCCGCTTTTCCGACCCCCGGAAAATAGTCCGCACGCACGGCACGCAGGCGCGCGCGCAGGGATGGAAAGGAGGCAAGATGGGCGGCATCGCAACGCAGCATTGCAACGCGGCACGCCCCACGCCCATGAGAGCCCTACCCCACACCCCACACACTCGCTCGACATCGGCCCGGACGGGCCACGCCGGGCCGCGCGGTCCTGTCTCCCGCGCGCATCCCGCCGGTTCGCGCCGGTCCCTGCCCGGGGAGGACGCCATCGGCGCCTCGGGATTCCTTTTCGATTTCGGATCGCGGATTGCAGATCGCAGATTGGGGAACGCCGCATGAACTACACGCCTCCCGTGGAAATCGCCGCGTTCCTGGCCTGCGTCCTGTTCCTGGTCGCGTTGGCGAACCAGGTCGCGACCCTGTGGTACCGGATCAAGGGCAAGCCCACGCCCGCCGAAATGGCGTCGGCCTCCGCCACGCTCTCGGAGCGGATCGGGCGGATCGAGACCTGCATGGGCGCGTGCCAGTCGGACCACGGGCGGCGGCTGTCGAACCTGGAGTCGCACCAGGAGAACGCCCGCAAGCTGATCGCCGACGAGGTCGACAAGGTCTTCAACCGCGTCAACAACGTGGCCGACGAGTGCGCCAACATCCGCGGCGAGCTCACGGGCATCAACCGCCAACTCGAAAGGCTCGGCAAATGAGCGACATCGACTCCGACCTTTCCCAGGCCATCGTCACCGTGCTCAAGGAATGCGCCGGCAAGCCCCTGGCCGTCCGCCCGCTGACGACCTACGCGAACGGGTACAGCCGCGCGCTGGCCTCCGTCGCGGACGTGCAGCGCCACGTCGACGACCTGGAGCGCCGCGGCTACCTGCGGCGCGTGGCCGACCGCTTCAACCCGTCCAACCTCTCCTGGACCCTCACCGAAGCCGGCCAAGCCCTTTAGCCTTTAGCCTTCAGCCTTCATCCTTTCCCATGAACCAGAAACCCTCCCCCCTCGCGGCCCTGGCCGCGATCACCCCCGAGCAGGCGGACGAGCTCTTCGACCGCCTGCGCACCGCGCCGTACTACGCGGCCGTGGCGTGGGTGGCGGAGACGTGGGGGATGAGCGTCTCCATTTCGGGACTGCGCCGCTGGTGGCTGCGCGAGAGCTCGGCCCGGGCGAGGGCCGACCTGCGCGCCGCGATCCGCGCCTCCGAGCAGTTCGACAAGGACCTCGACGCCCGGGCGCTCGACCAGCGCGCGGCCCACGCGATGCGCGCCAAGTTCTGGCAGGCGGTGACCTCCGGCGACAAGAAGGCCACGCTCGACTTCGGCGCGGCGGTCCTGGACTACAACGCGGACGGCCGCGACGACGAGAAGCTCCAGCGCGTGCTGGCCGCGGAGCGGGAACGCGACGCCGCCAAGGCCGAGGCGTCCGCGCTGCGGGCCCGCGTCTCCGAGCTGGAGGCCGCGCTGGCCGCGGCGGGCCGCGACTCCGCCGCGGACCCCAAGGCCGTCATGGCCGAGGTGGACCGCATCCTGGGGAGGAAGACGGCATGAGCGCCACCGCCACAGCCGCGGCAGCCGCGGGCTCCTACTTCCTCCCGTACCAGGACCGCTGGATCGCCGACGAGGCGCGGCTCAAGATCGCGGAGAAGTCCCGCCGCGTGGGCTTCACCTACGCGAGCAGCTACCGCATGTTCAAGAAGTGCATGGAGCGCGGCGACGGGTACATCCAATGGGTGTCGAGCCGCGACCAGTTCACCGCCCAGGAGCTGATCCGGGACTACGTCGCCCGCTGGTGCCGCCTGGCCAACGTCGCCGCCAAGGGGATGCACGGCGACAACGTGCAGGTCTTCGACACCGCGCGGGACATCCGCGCCTTCGTGTGCCAGTTCCCGAACGGCGCGCGCATCGTCTCCCTGGCCAGCACGCCGGAAGTCTTCGCGGGCAAGGGCGGCGACGTGTTCCTCGACGAGGTGGACCTGCACAAGGATTCCGGGCGCCTGGTGGACATGGCGCTGCCCTGCGTCACCTGGGGCGGGCAGCTCGAAATGGTCAGCGCCTACCGCGTGGACGGCTCCGCCAAGACGCCCTTCGCGCAGATGGTCGCCGAGGCCAAGAACGGCAACAAGCAGGGCGCGTCCCTGCACCGCGTGACGATCCACGACGCGGTGGCCGAAGGCATCGTCGAAAAGATAAACGAGGCCAGCGGGCAAACGATGACGCGCGAGGCGTTCGTCGTCCGCATGCGCGGGCTCTGCCGCACGCTGGCCGCGTGGATGAGCCAGTACGAGTGCGTCCCCCAGGACGCCGGCGGGCGGCTGCTGCCCTTCGCCGAGATCGCCGCCTGCGAGATGGACGCCGTGGAACTCGCCGCGCTGCTCGCGGCCAACCCGAAGGCGCCGCGCTTCGCGGGCTACGACGTCGCCCGGCGCGTCCACGCCTGCGCCTGGCACGAGTACGCGCAGGTCGGCGTCACGCTCTTCCTCGCCCGGCGCGAAGTCTTCCGCGACATGAAGTTCGACGACCAGGAGAACTGGATCCGCTCCCGGCTGGAGGACAAGGCCCAGCCCCGGATCGCCCGCATGGCCATCGACGCGACGGGCCTCGGCATGCACATGGCCGAACGGCTTTCCGGGGACTACCCCGGGCGGGTCGACGCCGTGAACCTCGAAAGCCACCGCCGCCACGAGCTCTGCCTGATGCTGGCCGACCGCGTGCAGCGCCGCCAGGTCGCGTTCCCGCCGGACGACCAGCTCCGCGCGGACCTCAACGCGCCGCTCAAGACCGTCGCCGCCAACGGGGCGCTGCGGATCGAGGTGCCCAGCTTCTCCTCGGCGGACGGCGAGGTCTCGCACGCCGACGAGTTCATGGCCGCCGTGCTCGCGCTGAGCGCGGCGGATTCCGCCCCCGCCGGCGCGCCCCCCACCGTCGCCCGCTGCGCCTCCGTCCGCCGCCACGCGGCGCGCGAGGCCCGCCGCAACCGGAGCATGGCAGCATGAGCGCCCCCGCCCACAACAACCGCATGCTCCGCAACGCCAACACCTGGCGGCAGCAGTACGACGCGCTCCGCTGGCTCGACGTGCCGCGCGCCGTGCGCCTCCTGGAGCAGGAGCGCCGCGGCATCCACGCCGAGACGCAGTACACCTACGACCTCGTGGACAGCGTGGACCCCGACATGCTGGCCCTCATCCAGCTCCGCCTCGCCGCGATCAAGCGGCTCAAGTGGCGCGTCGCCTGCGCGGCGGAGGACACCGCCGGGTTCGACAAGGTCCTCGCCGACGAGCAGGAGGAGGCGCTCCGCGCGCTCTACGACCGCATGCGGAACCTCGTCGCCGCCACGGCCGACCTCGCGCTCGCCACCTTCCGCGGCTACTCGGTCCTGCAGATCCGGCGCGACTCCGCGGGCGACCCTGTCTCGATCTGCCCGCTCGACCGCTGGCTGTTCGCCAGGGACGGCATGCGCGGCGACTGGTGGTGGAACCCCACCGCGCAGACGCTCGCCGGCCGGTCCCTGCCCGAGGCCGACCGCCTCGGCGGACCCGAGCTGCCGCTCGCGGACTTCGTGCTGCGCGAGGTGCCGTTCGCCGTGGACCGCGTGGCGCTCCTGGCCAGCGTCCGCAGCTCGACCGTCGAGAAGGACTGGGACGCCTGGTGCGAGATGTACGGGCTCCATCCCTCCATCGTCACCGAGCCGCCCAACGCCAAGCCGGAGGACCGCCCCTCCTACGACGCCGCCGCGCGCGCCTTCAGCGACGGGCAGGGCGGGACGCTCCCCAACGGCGCCGCCGTCGTCTTCCCCAACTCCGTCACGGTGGACGCCCCGTTCGAGAAGCGCGCGGAGTACCTCACGCGGAAGAAGGTGCTGGCCGGCACCAGCGGCATGCTGACGATGCTGGCCGAGTCCGGCTCCGGAACGCTCGCGGGCGGCGCGCACCAGGACACGTTCGACTCGCTGGCCGAGGCCGAGGCCGCGGAGATCTCCGAGCTGCTCCAGCGCTCGATCGACGCGCCTTTCCTCACCGCCCGCTTCGCCGGGCGCCCGGTCCTCGCCTGGTTCGAGCTGCAGCCCCACCGCAAGAAGGACCCCGACAAGGTGGCCGACCGCGTCGCCAAGGTAGCCGCGCACTACGACTTCGACGCCGACGAGCTGACCGAGGAGCTCGGCCTCACCGTCACGCCGAAGGCGGTTGTCCCCGGGGGCGCGGGCGTCCCGCCCGCTCCCTCCCCGTTGGGCCTGGCCTTCGCCAACGGCGCCACGCTGCGCGCCGCCGTCAACAGCCGCGCGACCGCGCCCGCTCCGGCGGACGTCCCGGATCCCGACGACTTGGAGGGCGCGGCGGTCGAAGCGCTGGCCGAGGCCCGGGCCGAGGGACTCGCGCCCGTCGTCGAGCGGCTCCTGGACGCGCTGTCCAAGACCGATCCCGAGTCGCTCCGCAAAAGCCTCGCCTCGCTGCTGGCCGACCTGCCCCGCCTCGCGGAAGCGGCCGGCGCCGGCGCTGAGGCGGACGCCGAGCTCGTGGAGCGCATCCTCTCCGACGCCGTCGGGGCCGGCCACGCCGACGCCGCCAAGAAGGGAGCCACGCCGTGAGCGAAGCAATCCAACCCCCCTTCCGCGCCGTCGCCGTCCGCCAGGGCGAGTACCCCACCGTCCTCACGGACGACGCCGGCAAGGAACGCACCGTCGTGCAGGTGGTCGATGCCGAGGCCGTCGCCGCCATCCTCGCGGCCTACGCCGCCGATCCCCGGCCGCTGCTGGTCGACGGCGACCACAGGGCGGACAAGGGCGGATCCACCGAGGCCTACGCCTGGGCGTCGGAGCTGCGCGGGGAACAGGGCGGCATCTCCGTCCTGCTCGAACCCACGGACATCGGCGCGCCCGCCATCGCCACCAAGCGCTACCGCTACCCGTCGCCCGTCTTCGAGCAGGCCGACCTGCAGTGGCTCGACGCCGCGCAGACCCGTGCCCGCCCGCTGCGGCTGGCCCGGCTGGGCCTGACCAACCTTCCCAACATGGATCTCCCCGCGCTGGTCAACAGCGCAGCCACGCGCGCCGGCCGGGCGCCGCAACCCACAACCCCCCAAGAAGGTACCCCCAGCATGGACTACAAAGCCAAGCTGCTCGCGGCGCTGGGCCTGCCGGCCGAAGCGACCGACGAGGAGATCGACGCCAGGCTCGCCGAGGTGGAGGCCGCCAAGGCCGACGCCGACGCCGACGCCGCCGTCAACGCCGCCGGCATCCCCGACGAGGCCAAGCCCGACGCCAAAAAGGCCTGCCTTGCCGCCCCCGCGGCGACCAACGCCGTCCTCGGCGCCTTGAAGGCCGCCTGCAACGCCGTTGCAAGCCGGGCCGCCAAGCCCGCACCCAAGCAGCCGCAGCGCGTGCTGCTCAACTCCGACGGCCGCCAGCCCCGGCCCGGCGCCGCCGACACGGCCCGGCTGCGCCAGGCCGCGCTCAACGCCCACGCGGCCGCCAACCCCGGCCTGTCCCGCGACGCGGCCTACAACGCCGTCCGCGCCACCCACCCCGAGCTGTTCTAGCCCCATCCGCTAGCGCAGTCCCGCAATCCCGCAATCCCGCAATAGGAAGTTCCCATGTCCAATCGCATCATCGCGGCCACCATGGCCGGAGACCTCGCGGCCGTCAAGGGCCGCTTCGTCAAGCTGACGGCCGGCGCCGTCGTGCTCTGCACCGACAACCTCGACGTCGCCATCGGCGTCGTGGACCACGTCGTGCCCGGCACGCAGAACGTCGGCGTCGCCCTCAAGGGCGCGCAGACCGAGGTCCTCGTGGACGGCACCGTCAAGCGCCTCGCGCTCGGCACGATCGACACGAGCAACGACACCACCCAGTACGACGGCACCGCCGACACGCAGAAGCTCTGCCAGTTCCTGGCGGACGGCGCGGACGGCGAGTACGTCCCGGCCATCGTCCTCTAGCCGCCCCGCGCGGCCCCACCGACAACACCGCCAGAAAGGCACGCATCCATGCCCGCAAACCCCAGCTTGGTTCTCAACGACGGCCTCACCCAGTACGCGCAGTTCATCGCGCCGGACTGGAAGAAGGTCATGCAGGAGGCGCTCGGTCTCGCCCCGGTCGTCCCGACCGGCGCGATGGCCGGCCGCTACGCGAAGTTCAACAACCGCCAGGCGTTCCTGGTCCCCGACGCCCGCCGCGCAAGCGGCGGCGAGACGCAGACCGCGCAGTTCGCCGGCGAGATGGTGGACTTCATCCTCGACCCCAACGCGCTGCGCATCCCCATCGACCAGGAGATCGAGGTGCCCCTCGCGGGCGAAACCTCCACGCTCCTGGAGCAGGCAAAAACGCGCACGCTGCTCTCGCAGAGCGGCAACGCGTTCGCCGTCTCGGTGTTCGACACGGTCCTCGCCGCCGTCGCCGCCAAGGCCGGCAAGGGCGCGTGGGGCGACGCCTCCAAGGACCCCCTCGCGGAGCTGGAGGAGGCGTTCGACGAGATCGAGTCCAAGACGGGCCTGACGCCCAACGTCATCTCGATCAGCAAGCCCATGTGGCGGCTCTTGAAGCAGCACCCCAAGACGCTCGCCCGCTTCCCCGGCAAGTCGGCCGCCATCACGGCGCAGCTCGTGGCCGAGGAAATCGGCGACGGCGACCTCGCGATCGAGATCGTGTCCGGGCGCGGCTTCCGCTCCGCCAACATCGGCACCAAGGCGGCGACGACCACGCCCTTCATGGGCAACAGCGTCCTGGTCCACTACCGGGACGCGATGCCGACGCAGTTCTCTCCGGGCTTCGCCGCCACGCTGGCCATGGACTCCAACATGCTGGAAGGCATCTACGAGTACATGTCCGACGACGGGACCACCAAGTTCCTGCGCACCAAGTGGCGCGTGAAGACCGTCGTCCAGTCCGCGCTGCTCTGCTACCGCATCGACCTGACCTAACCGCCGCCCGGCACCGTCCGCGGCGGACGCAAGCCCGCCGCGGACGAACCCGAGCCAACACCCACCAAGGAACACGCAGCCCATGAAGAAGTTCTTGCTCCGCATCCAGACGCCCGCCGTCGCCGTCGCCATCCTGGCGATCTTCGCCTGCGCGCCGTCCGCCACCGCCCAGTCCGTGCCCCAGCGCGAAGTGGTCGACGTGGCCGTCAACGCCACCACGACCTGGACGATCCCGCACTACGCCAACGCGCGGATCCTCAGCGTCCAGCAGCTCAGCGCCGCGACCAACGGCGTCGCGATCACGGACGCCACGATCCAAGTCAAGCACCTGCTGATGGCCGGCACGAACACGCTGGCCACCAACACGCTGCTCGCCGCGGGGACCAACGCCGTCGTCTACGCGGGGTCCGCCCTGCCCGCCGCGTACGCCATCCCCGGCGACCAGGTCACCGTCAAGCTCTCCAACACGAACGCCGCCGGCAAGGTGGCCGTCGTCATCGGAGGCTATTAGGCATGGCCTGGCGCGCGTTGACCGAGGCCGACATCCGCTCCGTGCTGTCCGACTCCGAGATGGCCGCGCTCTCGCGCGCCGCCGGTCCGGACGGCGCCTCGGAGCGGATCGCCGCCCAGGTCGAGGCCGTCGTCGGCACGGTCCGGGGGCATGTCGCGGCCAACCCGCGCAACGCCCTCGGCCCCGCCGGCACGGTCCCGGACACGCTGCGCCAGGCCGCCCTCGCCATCCTCGCGGTGGACATCCCCGCCCAGATGGCCGGCCTCAATCTCGACCCCAAGGGCGTGCGCAAGGACGCCAAGCGCGACGCGCTCGCGCTCTTGCGGTCGGTGGCCGACAACAAGTTCGACATCGGGGAAGGCGCGGCCTCGTCCGCGCCCACCCCCCCCACGGCCTACGCCAAGCCGCGGGTCTCCACCCGCGACCGCCTGAAGGGGGTGCTGTGATGGGCGCCCTGACGGACCTCCAGCGCGCCGCGGCGGCCATCCTGGTTCAGGACGAGCAGCTCTCCGCCCCCGGCATCGTCGTCGTTTGCGTGGACAAGGCGTCCGCGCTGGCCGAGGTGATCGCCGCGATGGCGGGCGCCGGCATCCTGATCGCCGTCGGTCCCCCCGCCGCGCCCACGCCCCCCTGCGCCTACGCCAAGCCGCGCGTCTCCACCCGCGACCGCCTGAAGGGGGTGCTGTGATGGGCGCCCTGACGGACCTCCAGCGCGCCGCGACCGCCCTTCTGCGGGCGGACGAGCTGCTCCGCAACCCCGGCGTCGCGATCCTCGCCGTGGACAAGGGCGACGCGCTGCTCGCCGCCCTGGAGGCCATGGGCGCGGCCGGCATCCTGATCGCGGTGGGTCCCCCCAGCGCCACGTTCCGGGGGGACAGCTCCGTCGGCCCCGTCGCGGACGGCGGAGTCCGCCTCGCCGTGCAGGTCAGCGAGCCGGCCGGATCCGGTCGCGACCAGGCGCTGCCTTCCGCGATCGACGTGGCCGAGCGCGTCGCCTGGCTGCTGCACAACGCCAACCACGAAGGCGAAGCGGACGGACCCGCGCTCGCCGTCGACAGCGTCTCGCCCGTACCGGACGAAAGCGCCGTCGTGTACTCCGTCCTCTGCCGCGCCACCGTCGCCCTGACCGGAGACTTCTCCGAACCGGAACCGCAACCATGAACCACGACACTCCTTTGGCTATCGTCTTGGCCCCCGAATCCGCGCACGTCCTCGCCGCTCTCGCCCGCCGCTGGCGCGCTAGCCGCCGCCTCCAAATCCGCCGCGCAGCCTGACTTCATCCCCAAATCAGCAATCCGCAATCATCGATCGGAGTAATCCCCATGGCTCCTCCCCAACGATCCTCTTTAGTGCGCGGCCCCGGTGCCGTTCTTGTCGGCTCCGTCTGCGTGCACGACGCCGGCGGAATCGAGTCCGAGCTTCTGGTTGCCTCCGAAGAAGTCCAGTCGTCGCTGCACGGATCCGTCGAGCGGTTCATCAGCTCCCGATCCGGGACGACGACGCTCACCCCCACCGGCGAAATCAGCGCTGGCCTGGTATCGCTGCTGTGCCCGTGGCAGAGTCCTGACATCGGCGCATCTCTGTTCGGCGCGACCGACGTCGCCACGGTCATCCACAGCAAGGCCGGCGTCAAGTGCACATGGACGGCCACCGCCGTCGTCGGAGCCCCCGTGCTCCGCATGTCGGCGGCCCGAACCCATTTCAGCGGTCCACTCCAACTGCGGCATATGATCGGCTCCGGTTTGGACCCCCACGCAGCCAATGCGTTGGTCAAAGTGGAGTCCGCCGCCTATGTCGCCGCCACCTACCCGTTCGACGCGCGCACGATCAAGGCCGGCCCTGTCGTCGCCACGCACAACAGCGTCACGATCTCCACACAGGACGGCTGGGCTGTGGCCCCCTCCGCGCAAATCACCCCGGAATCTGTCGACGAAGCGGGCGAATACGACCTCGTGCTGCAGGGCGCCGCGTGCGTCGCCACCTGCACCCCGATGGGCATGTCCGAGGCCGCGCTCAAGACGCTGGTCAACCCCGAGCGGGCGCAGGGCGCCACGGTCCGCAGCGGGCACAACCTCGTCCTCACCCAGGCCGCGTCCGGACTCGTCGTCACCCTCTACGACGTCTCCGTCCTCGCCGGTCCCCTGCGCTGGGGCTCCGTCTCGATCCGCACCGGCCAGCTTGCCTTCGCGGCCAACCGCGTCCTGACGGCCGGCGTCCCCGGCGCCCTCTACAACGTCGCCTGGACCGATCCCGACACCCCGCCCGAGGAGCCGTGACCGTCGGCCGCAATCCGCAATCCGCGATCTGCAATCTAAAATGACGATCACCTGGCCAACCTCCGCGACGACCATCTGCCACGGCGCCACGCGCACCGTGGGGCAGGCGGCCGGCCCCGCGTCGCTCGACATCGACGTGGCGCCCGGCCTCCGCCGCCGCGCGTACCTGGAAGCGCCCGGCGTCGCGTACGAGCATGCCGGCAACGACGAGTGCGTCGTCGCCTTCCGCGTCCGCGTCGCATGCGCCAACGCCAGCGCCGCCGCGGCGCTCGCCGTCTCCGTCGCCGCGGACACCGCCCGCGTCGGCGCCCTCGGCATCGGCGGGCTCACCCTCGCCGACGCCGGCCTGCGCCGCTGCCGCCCCGTCGTCCAGGGGCTGGCCGTGCTGATCGACTACCAGTTCGCCGGCTACGCCACCCCCACCCCCGTCTAGGAGGATGCCCCATGCGCCGCGCAGCAACCCTCGTCGCCGCCCTTATCCTTTTGCCTTCGTCCTTTTGCCTTTCTTCCCCTCCCGCGTTGCGATGGACGGCGGACGTGGCGCGCCCCGCCCCCGCCGAGTGGACCCTGCTGCGCGGCGAGACCCGCCTGCTGCAGCCCACCGTGCAAGAGGGCCGCACGCCCCTTGCATGGCCGTCCAACACCGTCGCCACGCTCTACTGGCAGACCAACGGGATGGCCGCCGCCTGGTGGACGGTCCCCGCCTCGCTCGGCGCGTCCGCCGGCCAGCTCGGCGCCGTGTGGTCCGCAACCAACGACGTCGGCGCGTCGGCCTACGCGTTCTTCCTCGGCGCGGAGACTCCGGACGGCCGCACCTACAGCGCCCACGGCACCATCCGCTACCGCCACGGCCCCGGCGCGACGCCCAACGCGCTGCCGCTGCCCGTGGCCCGGCTGGACTTCGCCGCGCTGTCCGTGACCAACGCGCCGTGGGCCACGCCGGCCGCCCTGCATTCGGCCAGCAACGCGCTTGCGGAGGCCCTGCAGGACGCCGTCGCGCCCCTGTCCACGACGCAGGACCTGGCAGAGGCCATCGCGGCGATTCCCGAGGGCGTCACTCCTGGGCAGGTCGCCGCCGCGCTGACCAATGCCCACGACTACGCGGACGCCGCGGCGTCCAACGCGGTCGCGGCGGCGGCATCCGACCGACACGCATGGTCCGCGACCGGCGCCGTCATGCGCGCGACGGAGGCCGCCAGGCTGCGCGACGGCGACGGCGGCGTGGAGTGGGACGGGGGGACGAACTGGTGGACCGTCGCGATGACGGACGAGACGGTCGCCGTCGTGACGGCCGCCGACATCGAACCGGGGACGTCGGGGCCGTCGGAGGGCACCACGTTCTCCGCGTGGGAGTGGGACGATCCGAGCGCCACGTGGACGAGCACGGCCGGGACCTCGCCGTGGTACATGCAGTTGGCCGGATCGCCGGACGATGTGTTGCTGGCCACTAATCCGGTGGTGCAGACCGCCGAAATACTGCCCGATCCGCCAGGCTATTTCGTCTCGGCGGGATCGTTGCCTATCGTGCTGGAAGACATGAACGGCAGCGCGTCGACGATCTCGGTGCAGTGGAGGCAGGTGGCGGTGCGCGCGCCTCTGGCAACTATGCCCTACGTCGACGCGCGAGTCGCCGCCGCCTCGTGGCCCAGCATGGACGTCGCCACCAACCTGACGTGGACCACGACGATCAGCAACGGCCACTACATCGCCGTGGGAACCCCGGTGTCTCCATGAAGTACTTTCTCCCCCTCGCCATCCTCGCGGCGCTGTCCGCGCCCTGCCGCGCGCAGGTCGTCATGGATTTCCTGACCGTCGACCAGAACGGCGTAATCTCCCCGGCCGGGGCGGTCTCGACCATCGACTCGCTCGCGTCGGTGGCCGCGTCCAACGTGGCCACCGCCGTGCAGCTGGAGATCGTGGCGGCGACGACGGCGTCCGTCGCCGCGATGGTGTCCAACGTGACCGCCACGGTCGACGCGCTGGAGGGCGTGATGTACTGGGACGGATTCGTCCTGGACTACGGCGTCTCCGAGAGCGTGGCGGACACCAACTACGTTTCCCGCATCCTGCGGTTCGACCCCGCCGTCAGCAACGACGCGGGGTTCGTCTACTCCGACGTGTACTCCTATTTCTCGACGGTGCCGGAGGATCTGCCCGTCATCCGGTTCGCCTCGTCGCCGGACCGCGACGGGACATGGGACGAGGCCGCGCTGGCGGGGATCGCCGAGGACGAGGTGCTCGTCGGCGAAACCCTCTTCGAGTGCTTCCGCATGACGGTGGCGCACCCGCTCGCCTACACGTCGGCGTTCTTCCGCGTGGTGTCCGCGACCGTCTACAGCGACGCCGGCGCATTCCTGCCCGTGGAGAACGGCATCTCGCCGGGGGGGCGCGTCCCGCTGACCGGGACGTTCGCGGCCGGCACCAACGGCTTCACCTACGTGGGGGGGCTGCGTGTCAACCCTGCCGAATAGCGTCGCGGGCGCGGCCCTCGCGGCCCTGGTCCCCCTGGCGGTCCTGCTGATCGCGGCCGCCAAGTGCGGCGCGCGGCGCAGGGCGCTGCGCGGCGCGACCCACTGGCAGCGGGCGCTGGCGCTGGCCGCGTTCGCGGTCGTCGCCTCGTACGGCGGGGACAAGGGCGGCCCCGCGGTCCCCCCGCGCGCGGTGCAGTTGCTGACGGTGCTCCGGGACGGCACGCTCAAGGACCGGTCGGGCCGCGTCGCGAGCGGCGCGGCGGAGGCCGCGGTCGCGGCGTTCGGGGAACAGACCGCGGCGCTGGCCGCCGCCGCCGCGGAGGTCGCCGGGCGGGCGCAGGCGGACTGCGACGCGCTCGTGGCCCGCATGGCGACCAACGACTACTCGGTCGCCTACGTGCGGATGGAGCTGCCGCGCGGCACGTCCGTCGTAAGCAACCACAACATCATGGTCACCTGCGAGCGCACCGAACGCACGGCGAGCGACACGGTCGACCGGCTCGTGTGGTTCAGCGCCCCGCCGACCACCAACGTCGTGGTCCACGCGCGCTACCGCACGTCCGGCGGGCACGTCGGCACGCTGGCCCCGTCGACGAACTTCTGGCCGGCCACCGAGACGGTCGGAGGGGTGGAGTGCGTGCGCTACCGCTACGAGTTGCCGGCGGACGTCCGCGCGTACGCCCTGGTCCCCTCCTACGAGGTGGCGTTCGGCGGCCCGGAGCCGGGGCAGTACGTGTCCGTTCCGGAGAGCGGCGTCACGGTGCGGGTCGGGGCGGCCGAGCACCTGCCGTTCACGGGATGGGACGACTACGGGGACGGAGTTCGCGTACGAAGCGTCGGCGGCGTCGCCGTCGCCATCGAAATCGCCGGGACAACCTACGAGGGAGTGAATCCGCTATGAGGACGATGATCGCAGCCCTGTTGGCCGTCGCGGCGCTGTCCGCACCCTGCCGCGCCGACAAGCCGGCCGAGCCCGGCAGCCAGCCCGGCAAGGCGGAGATGAAGCGGTCGCCGAAGGTGGCGTCGCGCAGGATCGCGGGCGAGACCGTGCAGACGGTCTACGCGGACGGGACGACGGAAACGAAGCCGATCAAGCGCGTCGCGATGCCCGCCGGGGCGCACGCGGCCGTGCGCATGCTGGTCGCCCGCAAGGCTCTCTGCGACGCCGTGTTCGCGGCCGCCGATCTCGGCGCGGACGCGGGGCCGGACGCGCAGGCCGCCGCCTTGGGGGCCGCGGCCAAACAGGCCGGCAAAAAGGGCTCGGACTTGAACGACATCCTCAAGGGCGTCGGACTCCTCGCGGCGGGTGCCGCGGCGGGCGCCGCCGCGAACAACAAACCGAAAGCAGGCTAACCATGCCACGCAAGCACAACATCCACGCGGCGCTGTCCGCGCTCTGCATCGCCGCCGTCGTCGCCATGACCGGTTGCTCCACACTCACGCGCCTCGGCATCGGCGAGGACGCGACGGTCGCCGCCGTGCGGCTTGCGCTCACGCGCCAGGGCCTTGCCGGCGCCGTGACCGACGCGCAGGTCCGAGAGATCGCGAACGTCGTGAAGGCGAACGAGCGGCTGCAGCAGATCGGAGAGGAGGTCGCCGCGGACGCCCGCGTCCAGGCGAAGATCGACGAGTTGGTCGCCAAATACATGGAGGACGGCGCCGTCGTCGACCCCGCCGCCACCAACGAACCGATCCACGAGCTGGCCCTCACGGTCACGTCGCTGACGGCCGACACGGTCAAGTTCGACTGGGCTCCGAAAGTCTACGCGTGGCCGGTCAAGGTCGTCGGCGCCGAGTGCGACGCGGTCCTCGAAATGAGGCTCGCGAACGGCCAGGGCGGCAAGGTGGACTGGATCCGCAAAGGCGGACAGTCGAGCAAGGGCCTGGAAAACATCCACGACGGCTACGGCGTGTGGAAGACGCTCGGCGTTCCCGGATCGGGCGAGCCGGTGACGTTCCGATGGGTGTCCGTCGACGGCAAGCGGCGCAGCAACGACGCCGCGGCGGTGTGGCCGTGATCTCGCCCAGGGCAACAGACCGCGCGGCATCCGCCGCGATGGCCGCCGCGGTCGCGGCCTTGGTTTCCTTGGCGATGCAGTCGTGCTCCGGCTGCATCGGCGTCGTCGAGTGGGGCGACCCGGGCGACGGCGTCCCCGTCGAGTTTGCCGGGCCCGCCGCCGCGACCGAGCTCGAAGCCGCCCTGTACCCGGAGGCCACGCCATGACTCCCGCCGCATCCGCCGCGCTGCTCGCCCTCGCCCGCAAGATCGACGCCGCGCCGCTCGCCACGCTGTACCGGCTGACCCGCAACTACACGCTGCCCCCGTCGCCGCGCCTGCTGGAGATCACCGGCGGCCGCGACGTGTCCGTGACCGGCGACGCCGATCCCGGGCTGCGCATCCATCCCGACGGGAGCATGACGGTCTACGCCCCGTTCGCATGGGACGGCTGCAGCCCGCGCGCGGCGGTCCGCTTCATGGGCCGCGTCGTGATGACGGTCGGCACGCCCAACGGCCCGCGGCTGCCCGGCGGCATCCGCGCCGCCACGCGGGGCGGGATGCTCCACGACCGCGTCTGCTCGCTGGCCGAGAAGATCGCCGGGGTCCTCGGCATCCAGCCGTGGCGGGTCTACGCCGCGGCCGACCTGCTGATGCTCGACGTGGTCTCCGAGGATTGGTCGCCCCGCGCGGGGCGGTTCTACTACTGGTTCGTGTCCCGCTTCGGCGACGCCTACCGCTCCTTCGGCTGACCGTCCCCACTTCTGCCTTTTGCCTTCATCCTCCATCCTTTCCCCATGCCCTACGACCTGCCACGCGTCCCGCTCCCGACCGGTGCCTCCAGCTCCGACCTCGCGCGGCTGCCCTCGGAGCTCCGCCGCCAGGCGCTCTTCTCCGCGCGGCTCAACCGGCTGGAGCCCGTCGCGGAGATCGGCGCGTCCATCAAGGGCATCCTCGACGGCCAGCTGTCCGACTCCGAGGCGCGGACCAACATCCGCTCCGTCCTCGCCGCGACCGGCTACCGCCCCCCGGCAGGCCGGGAGGGCGGCCTGCTCGACCACACCAGCCGCACGCGCCTCGACCTGATCCTGACGCAGAACGTCCGCGCCGCGCGCGGCTACGGCAAGTGGGCCGCGGACATGGACCCCGACCTGCTCGACGTCTGGCCCGCCCAGGAGCTGGTCCGCGTGATGGCCCGCAAGGCCCCGCGCGGGGACTGGCAGACGCGGTGGGAGGAGGCGGGCGGGACGTTGGTCGAGGGGCGCATGGCGGCCCTCAAGACGAGCCCCGTGTGGGCGAGCCTCAGCCGCTTCGGCCAGCCCTTCCCCCCGTACGACTACGGCAGCGGCATGGGCGTCCGCGACGTCCGCCGCGACGAGGCCGAGCGCCTTGGGCTCATCGGCCCCGACGACACGCTCACCCCCGAGCCCGTCCCGTTCCCGGACATGGCCGAGGCCCGCATGCCGGACCTCGCCGGCATGGACGCGCTGCAAGCCTCCATCCTCAAGGTGTTCGGCGAGGGCGCGAGCTTCGACGGCGGCTCGCTGACGCTGGCTCCGAAGCTCGGCGTCCCCGCCACGGGCGACGCGGCGTCTCTGCGGCTCGGCCCGCTGGGCGCCGCGACCGTCAAGCCGGCGCCGCCGCTCGTCGGCCCGAAGGAGGCGCGCGGCCTGGTCTCCAGCGGCCAGGCCAACGCGAAGGCGCCGGACGGCACCGTGGTCCGGTTCTCCGGCGACGTCGAGGCCCACTGGCGCCGCAAGAAATACACCGACGCCGCGGTCGACGCGCGCCTCGCCCACATCCGCCACGCGTTCGCCGCCGTCCGCGAACCCCAGGAGGTCTGGGAACGCGAGGGATCCAGGTGGTACCTGCGGGAGTTCGAGCCCGGAGCGGACGGCAGGCGGCTGCGCATCCTCGTGCAGACCCGCGTCGACGGCGAGGCGTTGACGTGGATTCCCGTCAACCAGAAGCCCGGCTACTTCGAGCGGAAAAGAACGGGCACCCTCCTAACGAAGGAGGGCGCCCTATGAGCCTGGAAGAACGGACATCCCCGTCCCAGGCGCCCGGAGCCGCGCGCATCGGCGGATGCGCCCCGCGCGGTCGATTGGCGCATATCCTACCAAAGGCGCGGCCATGGACGCAATGAACATCCAGGTCAACGTCGACGCCCGCGCGGCCGTCGCGGTCCTGCGGGACGCCCGCGGCGTCATGCAGGCGCGCGAGGCCGCACACAAGGTCGCGGCCAGCGCGGTCGGCCGCCAGGTGCGCGGCTGGTTCCTCGACCGCAACGCGCGGTCGCAGACGTCCAACTACTGGAGCCGCGCCGCCGAGGCGACGACGGCGGAGTGGGACGCGGCCGGCGGCGCGGTCGTCGTGCGGCATCCCGGCGTCGGCTGGCACCTCCGGGGCGGCACGATCGTCCCCTCCGGCCGCGTCAGCCCGGCGACGGGCAAGCCCGTGACGACGCTCGCGATCCCGCTCAAGGGCCGCTCCGGCGAGGGCATCTGGCCACGCGAGCGCTTCCAGGACGACGCGGAAAAACCATTCGTCTGGCGCCGCAGCGGCAAGGCGTTCCTCGCCGTCCGCGAGGGCAACGCGCTGCGGCTCCTGTACCTGCTGGTCAAGTCCGTCTCCAAGGGCGAGGACCCGTCCGTCCTGCCGCCCGGCCCGGAGATGGCGGCCGAGGCCGCCCAAGCCGTCCTGCTCCTGGTCCGTCGCACGCTGCGTCAAAGAATGAAGGCCACATGAGCGAGGAAAACGTCAAGGTCAACATCGGGTCGTCGTCCGACCCCGCAGCGATCGACGCGACTATAAAGCGGCTCGAAACGCTGGAGGAAAAGGGCAAGGGCGCCGGCAAGGGCGCAATGGACGCCGGCAAGGGCCTCGGCATCCTGGGGCAGACTGCTGGCGCGGCCAGCGGCAGCCTGACCGGAATGATGAGCCTATTGGCCGGACTGGCGCAAAAATTCCCGGCGCTGGGTGCGCAAATCACCGTGTTGCTGGGAGCGTTCACGGCGTGGAAAGCTGCCGTGGACGCGGTCAACAAAACTCTTGCCGAGAACGCCGAGGAATCCCGCAAGGGAGCGGAAGCTCAGACGGCAGCCGAGGTGGACAAGATCACCAAGGCGTACGAGGACATGGTCTCGGCCTTGGACGACGTCAACGCGGCCATGGGTCGGACGCGCGAGATCGAAGCGGCGCGCAGGCAGGCCAACCGGGCCGACCAGGATGCAGCCTTGGAACTTGAGAAGCAGAAGGCGTTGTCGGCGGTTGCTCCGGGCGACGACATCGGGCGCCGTCGGGTGGAAGCGGAGTTCGACGCCCGCAGGTCGTCGCTTGATTCGGCGCGCGGTGGAGAAGATTCGTCGTCGAAAGCCGACGCTTTGCGTCGGCAGGCCGAGCAGGAGCGGATACGCGCGCGCATGGCAGACGAGCAGGCGACCGCGTTGATTCCGAAGCGCGGCGAGGTTATTCGCCAGGCGTCCGAGAAAAGCGCTGTGCAGCAGCGGGAGGCCGGAGCCTGGTGGCGGAACTCGGGGCAGTCCGACGACGTGTACAAGAAGTATCAGCCGGGCATCGACAAGCTGGTCGAGAAGATGGACTCTTTGACGGATGCCATCAAGTCCCAGCGCGAAACGGCGGCCAAGGCGCGGTCTGCGGCCGACGAGCTTGACCAGCTCGCAGAGATCGCTGGACGCGGCGCGGGCACGGCGCGAACCAAAGGCGCGGCCGCGCAGGTTGCGGCATCGCGCGCCGTGTCCGAGATCGATCACGACGCGGCCGACCGCGCGGCCAAGGCTCGCGCCCGGTCCGAGGCCGCCGCCGAGGCGGATCGCATTCGCGCCCAGCTGGGCGGAGTCGAAGTCTCCGTTGCCGCCGCCAAGCAGCGCGCCGCGTTCGAGGGCGCCGACGTGGACCGCGCGCAAGCCGCCTACGACAAGGCGGAGGATACGCCCGGCAAGTCCGGCCGGGCGGCCAGGAACCGCGAGTTGGAGGCGCTCCGCAAGGCCCTTGCAAGGGAGCAGCAGGAGGCACGCGATGCCATCGCCGCCGCCGCCCGGATCATCGAGGACGCGGCCAAGGCGACCAAGGATCTGCAGCAGCGCCTGCGCCAGGCGGAGAGCCGCGCCAAGACGTCGAGCTCCGACTCCGGGCAGGGGGATTGAGCGTGGCCTGGCAAGTCAAGATAGGCTCCGGTTCGCTTGCGGCCGCCGCGACCCTCGGCATCGAGGACGTCGCCCTGGACTATGCGTCCCGGTCCGCCGACTCGTGCGTGCTCACCGGATCCGCCGCCGTGCTCGACCCCACCTTCGGCGACGTTGTCGAAGTGTGGTGGGGCACGCCGGCCGTGCGCCGGTTCGTGGGCTCGATCGGTCCTTCCACGCGGATCGGCGCAGCCGACAGGCAGGTCCTCTGCCACGGCCTGTGGCACGACATGGAGCGCGTCGTCTACTGCCAGCGCTGGCGCATCTCGGTCGACGGCGCACTCCAGTGGGTCTACAGCTCCCGCGCCATCCTCGGGCAGGCCGAGACCGGAGACTGGCCCCGCCGCCAGAACGTGGGGCAGACCGTCGCCGCCGTCGTCGCGTACGCAGCCCTGCGCGGCGTCGCGATCCAGCTCGGGGCCTGCTCCGTCGACATGGTGCTTCCGCTCGACGAGGTGCGCGACGTCACATGCTCCGCCGCGATCGACCGCGTGCTGCGCTTCGCCCCGTCGCTTTGCTCGTGGTTCGATTACTCGACTACCCCGCCGACGCTGCACTTTGGTTTGGGCTCCGCCGTCGGCACGGTGCCCGTCGAGGACCGCCAGATCTCGCTGCGCCACGACCTCGTCGTCCCCGGCGTCCGCCTCGAGGTCGAGACGACGACGGACACTCCGTCCGGATCTCTGCGCGTCCTGACGTTCCAGGAGGCTGGCGACGCCGACGCGCTCGGCGCCGTCTGGGCTACGGTGCCGTTGTCCGGGGGCCAGACGTCCCGGACCAAGTCAGAGCTCGACGTCGTCACCGAGCCCGTGCCCGACCCGCTCGACGACGCCGCATGGTGGATCGCGCGCCATCCCCGCCTGCGCGGCATCGCCGAAGTGGATTTGTCGTTCATTCAGACCACGCGAAGCTTTGTCGATCCGGCGGACTACCCCCGAATCAGCCTCACGCCGCTGGCCGACCTGGAGGGGCATTCGCTGCGCGGCCGCGTGGAGACGTTCCGGGCAACCGTGGACATCGTCAAGCGCGACGAGACGGGCAACGTCCTTACCCAGGAACACGCCGTCCATCTCGACCTCGACCTCGTCACCACCGACGCCAACACGCGCAACTACAGCCGGGTGGACAGCGTCGACTTCGAGGAGGCGGAGACGATCCCCGCCGACTTCGCCGCGCAGTTGTATGCTCGCTGGTCGGTCCTGTACGCCGAGGGCTCGTCCGTGTGGCCGCTGGCGGCCGCGTGGCCGCACCCGGGCGCGCTGATGCACGAGACGCCCCTGCAGCGCGTTTCCGTCTCGGCCAAGGCCATGACGGCATCGGGCACCTACGGTCCGCCCCAGCATCTCAGCGCCTCCGACCTTGCCGCGTTTCTCAACCGCTTTCGCCAGCGCGTCGCGTCCCGGCGCGCGCAAGCCCGCGAAGACGGCAAGCAGCCCGCCGACTCCGTGCGCGACGCCAACGCCGTCGCGCCCGTCAAGGCCGGCGGCCACGCCGACGGAGCCCCGACCAGGACGCGCATGGTGCAGGGCCTCAGCAGCGCCGCCAAGACCATCGACCTCGACCCCGCGCTGCTCGACGACGGCAAGACCGCCAAGCCGCGCGTCATCTCTTTCCTCGACGCCGAAGGCAACCCGGCGCATGCGACGTTTATTGCCACCGCCGACGAGGCCGGCGAAGCCGAGGACCCGTCGGCCCCCGTCCCCGGCGACCCCGACTATCCTCCCCCCTGCGGACACCCCGGCAACGGCGGCGGCGGCGGCGGCGGTTCGGAAGACTTGGCACACCCCGGCGACGAGCCTGGCGGTGGCCCCGGCGTGACAGACACCGACCACCCCGGCGACGAGCCCAGCCCGCCCTCCAGCGGCGACGCCTGCGACTAAGGAGCGACCCCCATGGCTACCACGATCACCTACCACCGCACGACCCGCCACGTCCTCCAGGGGCGCACGCCGATCCCCGTTTCCGTGACGGCCATGGACGCGGCCCTTTCCGCGGCCTACGCCGCCATGGCCGCCGCCGCGTGGCGCCCCGCGTCGTCGCTGACTTCCAATCTTCCGCGGCACGACTGGCAGCAGACCGGAACTTCCGACGCCTACGACGCCTATGCGTACTGCGGCGACTACGACACCGACCTCCGCACCCAGCACGCCTACATGGGCGCCGTCGACTACTGCCTCAAGACCCCCACGTCCGCCTCCGCGAAGAACATCGTCTCGGTGCAGGCCACGCTGCATGGAGACCGCTGGCTGGCAGACGGCGCCAAGGTGTCGGTCATCCCCTCGGCGAGCGCCACGCCCCCCACGTGGGCACAGGTGCTCGCTGCGACGACTCAGAGCGCCGCCGTCATGGCCGTCGTCCCCGGCAACACCGGCCCCGACAGCACCTACGCACTGGACATCGACCTGCCCGCCTTGACCAACGTCACGGCCTACATCCACGTGGTGCTGCGCCTTGCCAGCTATGCCACCCGCCGCGGCGCGTGGATCGAGGGCGGCGCGATGCTCGATGCCTCGACGCTGCAAGTGGAATATACCGGCACAGTCACCGCCGACGCGGCGGAGAGCATCGGTGCCGTGTCGCTCCTGTCGGCTGCCTCATGGCTGCCCAACGAAGATGCGGGTTTTTTAAAGTGCATCAGCTCACTGGGCTATGCTCCGTACATGTCGCTGGTCGCGACGGCTGCGGAGTGGCGTGCAGTGATGTACGACTATACGTTTGGTAGCGCCCAGTCCAGGGGGGATGATTACACGGTCGGAGCGACAATCTTCAGCTCCGGGGCGGGTTACAATAACGCGCGGGTTTTCGGACGTGCGTTCACTCGGAGTTTCTATTTCTACCGCACGTGTTCGGTGTTGGGCGTGTCGTGGGCTACGGCATTCGCGCCGGCATCGGGCAGCCCTTTCTCGTATCGCCTCACGGCATACGCTCTAGGGCAGGTCTACAGCTCCGGAGGGTATCGCATCAATCCAAGCCCGTCATACATGCATTACAACAGCGCGGATGACGGAGCCTGGGCACTGTTGGATGGCCGCGCTTCGGAGATTTCCACGAAGGCCGTCACTGGCTTTACGTCTCCCGTTCGCACGTATTCCGTACTGGCGTCCGCGTCGGTGGAGGTGCTGCCTGGCACGTCGGTGTCGTCCCTGCCCTTGACCGTGCCCGATGCGGATACCCTGACGTGTCTGGTAATTGCGACTCCATTGCGCATGCTGAGCCTACCCGGAACCGGGATTGGAGATTATGTGACGACGTGGAATCAGGGCGTCGTGAGTGCGACCGTGCGGTAGTCTAAAAATGAAAGGGAGGCGTCATGCCTAGTCTTACACTGAATGTGTCTGCGGTTCATGAGGCGGCAGGCGGGAGCCTGGCGCTCGCGACGGGCAATCTGGTCGTCGCGGATTTGCTCGAGTCCTCGGTGAGGGCCAATCTCGAGTTTGACACTCCGGAAACGCCCAAGGCCATACCCTCCGATGCCATTGGCGACCCCGACATGCTGGTCGTCTGGCATTCGGCTGGCTCGGGCGGGATTGAGTTGGGATACATGGTGGACGCCGCTTTCGTGTCGTCCGGCCAAACCGTGCGCCCTGGTCGGTGCCTGATCGTGGACCTCACGGGATTTACTGGGGAGCCGTACGCGCAGATGGCCGCCGACGGCTCCGGAGCCACCATCAGCTGTCTGCTTCTCCGCAAACCGACGCCACTGTAGCCCGTGCCTATCCCGGTTCTCCGATGCGTCGTCCATGCAGGTTGTGTTGTACCTGCGTCATTCTGTGTCAATCCGTCTGGCGTGATACTGGGCTGCAACGAAGCGTGGCAATGAACGATGTCCACCCAATCCCGCACCTCCGCCCGGCCAACCAAGGCGAGGACCTTGTTGGTGGCCAGATCAAACGGGTGCAATGCCAATCCGAAGTCGGGATGCTCGACGAGCGGGAAGAAGCGGAAGGCGCTGTCCTGCACCCACTGCAAGATCACTCCGTCCGCGCCCATCCTCACCTCGGCTTCCACGAATGTCGGGAACTCGCGAAGCGACCGCACGTCGTGGCCATCGCGCAAGAGAGCCTGACGGTCGGCCGCCCAAGAAGCGAGAACAGCGTCCGCGGCGTCGTGAAACAAATCAACATCGTGCGAGACGCGGGGTGCCGCCAGCAGTTCGTTGAGGGCGGCGCCTCCGGCAACATACTGCTCTCCGCGCGAAACGCGTTCCGCCGCCAGAAGGCGGCATACGCGGCGTTGGTAGGCGGTTAGAGACATTTCTGCAGTTTCCGGGCGAGCACGAAGGTGGCGCGGTCCCCATGCCGGGCCATGAGCAGCAAGCACCGAGCCAAGTCGTCTCGTGTTTCGGGTACCAGATCGCCACGGATAAACCAACCGCAGCGCAGCCGGTTGCGTTCCCAGAGCGCCTGAATTTCCTTCCGGACGTCCGCCGGGGCGGCATCCGGGCTCGTAAGCGATGAACCTTCCATGACACGACGCAGTGTACCGCAAGTCGGTTTCGCGGACAAGCACGGTCCCTCGGCGCCGCGTATTCGGTCGACCGGGGTGTGCGCGTTATAGCGGAAGAGGGATCGCATGAGTGTGCGGCAAGCTCTTGCCGCTTTCCCACGGGGCGAGCTCTCGCCCCGACAGAAAGAGCCCAAAGACAGCCCGAGGTGCCGGCCGCAAGAGCTTGCGG